GATCTATTACAACTGGCGCAGGAGCTAAGATAGATCAAGGCTTAATTGTTACAGACTACGGATTGCCTGTTCTTCCATCATATGACGTTGCAAGTTTACCGAGTGGTCAACCAGTTGGTACATTTGTATTTTGTCCTGATGAAGCGGGCGGGCCAACTATTGTATTTTATGATGGTAGTAATTGGAGAAGGCCGTCAGATAATGGAATCGTAAGTTAAACCTTCCAACGCATCATCATACTTTTTCTAATATCGCCTGAGTCTATGTTAGGTGCCTTATGCCAACTATGTTCCTGGTTTGTGGTCACTAACATGCAATTAGGATAAAACGGCACTCTTCTTACTAGTTTAAACATATGTTCTTTCTCTGGTAGCACAGTATGTGGATGCGATGTACCTTCGTCTTGGACAGCATCTGCATGTATGTTATCACCTAAATATGTATACAGTGACGTTCCGTAATGCTGTTGATTCACATCTTTGGGCAAATAGATTTGTCCGCTGATTGTGAACTCAGTGTCATAAAATGCATCTACGTGAATGTCGTTTATCTGTAAATGTTCTGTGTCGACCCAAAAGTTGGTAGTTGCTGGGACTCGAGTTTCACACACATAATTGAATTTAGATGCTAATAGAGAAAACAGCTCACAGGTGAATTCTTCGTACTCTTTACTATGTTGTACTAGTCGATATTCCGTTCGACCAAAGCATTCTTCTGCTTCAAACCCTTCAAACTTTTCAAACTCAGATATTTGTCTATAATAATCAGGCGAGAAAATCTCAGAAATATACAAATGTGGCCAAGGATCTAATAAAAGTTCGGCATCATTTATCCTGTTAGCAATGTGATCAAACTGATGAATAATATCCGTAAACATGTTTTCTTCTCATAGGCTTATCTAGTATAGGACTGCTATGCCAACTGTTGTTGCTTCTTGGCATAAAGTACACTATGTTAGGTATAAAAGGTATTTGGTCAATTAGAGTACAGTTTTCTCTGATGAGACTTTTATTCAAATCATCGACAACAACATTAGGTTTCCAAAATTGTGTGCCATAATCTCTCAAAGCATCGGGGTCGGATGGCATGTAAAGTCCAAACGTTACATCAAACTGATCGAAGTCAACATGAACATCATTGACTGTGAATTTCTCTGTGTCTTCCCAAAGCCATGCACTTGCCGAAAATTCATTTTCCAAAGAAAACTTATCTGCAATAGCGCACTTTAAATACTCGTCATTCAAAACTTTATCAAATAACATCTGGTATATATCATTGAATGATATATCCTTTTGTGTTCTCCCCACAACGTCTATAGCGTCTAACTGCATAGGCCAATTTTGTATACAATTATAAAACAATTCTGGATGCAAAAAGTTTTCTATTACCAGTTTATGATTTTTTACTTGTGCATCTACTATCTTTTGCAGACTCCATTCTGTGTAAGGGTGCAGAACAAAGTCATCGATACTTTCAACCATACCACCTTCTAACAGTATGGGTAATCTGGGGTACCAAGGTTCAACATCGCGAAGGTCATGCTCACAGCTATTCATCAAGCCACACAACTTACATTTTATTCTTGGAAAGTCTGGATTATACTCAGGTGGATGGAATGGTATTCCATTTTTATCTCTAGCCATTATACCTCTATTGATGCTTCGAATGTAAAGGGGTCTTGATCCGGAAATTCTTCTATAAGTTCTGCGGCGATTCTATTGCCTTCGTCCTCATCAATTTCTTCGTCCAGTATGATTTCGTATACGAAGATAGTTCCATCTTCATCTTCATCTTCGTATACCATTACATCAATTGACACTTTGTCGCCGTCATCGGCACTCATGCCAGTGACTATTTTGGTGGGCACAATACTTTGGACTATGTCAAAAAACTCTATGACATCGTAATCGTCCAACTCTTGCCGAGTGTTAAATCTTACAAAGTGTTTTGTAAACATAATTAATCTTTATCTTTTTTACTAGTACCTGCATACAAGCCGAACCAAGCCGCACCTGCACCAACTATAATACTTATCAAACCACTTTGCTCTAGGCTAGGATTTTCTAGTTCCATAAACCATATGGTTGAATAGTATAATAAAAATATATACACGCTCAAGAATACTCTTGGAAAAATTCTCCAAGCGTCTACAGCTCTAGCTAGAAATATCCAGTTTTGATATGGGTTCTTACTGCTATCAACCGTCTTAGTATCTACTTCTAATTCAATTTGTACTGTTCTTTTCTCGGGTAAATCCGACATAACTATCTCCTACAATGTTACTACTGTATTTATCATTTGACATTGCCAATGTTTGGTAGTACAATAGCACCATGTTAATAAATATTTTCACATACACAGAGGTAACACATGGCATTTAACAGAACTTTCAATTCAGAAGAAGTCGCAAGACTAAAGCGTTTGATCCAGGAAGGCGATCAAGTATTATATGAGGTAGATGCACTTCAAACAGGACTTCGAGAGACAGTAAAAGCTATTGCTGAAGAAATGGATCTTAAGCCTGCAATTCTTAACAAAGCGATCAAGGTAGCACACAAGGCTTCATTCACTGACGAAACAGATAATTTCGATGCATTAGAAACTATCTTAGCGGCAGTTGGCAAAGATCACCTATAAACACAAGGACAATACATGAGTTACGTTGATGCTTGGCACGACCGGACTCGAGATGTCGTGCACGTTTCCGAACGTGTAAACGGCAAACGAGTGCTGGTCACACACAAGCCTGTTTATAACTTCTACTATCAAGACCCAAGAGGCACTTCACGCAGTGTCTATGGTGAGCCATTGACGGAGGTCAAGTGTGCAAACAACAAAGACTTTAAAAAGAATGTGGCAATCAACAGAAAGAGCGGCCGGCTATATGAAACTGATATCAAGCCTCTAAACAAAACTTTAGCAAAACACTATGAAGGTGCAGAGTCGCCAACTCTACACACAGCATTCTTTGACATCGAGGTTGACTTTGATCCTGTTAAGGGCTTTTCCAGTCCGGAAGAGGCTTTCATGCCTATCACTGCAATTGGTGTATACATGGATTGGATGGATGCTATGGTGTGTTTGGCTATTCCACCTAAAACGCTAGACTGGGAACAAGCACAAAACATTGCCAACAAAATGCCTGAAGTAATTCTGTTCAAAGACGAAGCTGAAATGCTAAAGGTATTTTTGCAATTAATTGATGATGCTGATATACTAAGCGGATGGAACAGTGAGGGATATGATATTCCGTATACTGTTAACCGCATAATTAAAATACTAGGAAAAAGCGAAACACGCAAATTATGTTTGTGGGATCAATTTCCAAAAGAACGTCGTTATGATAACTTTGGGGAAGAAAGACAGAGCTACGACTTATCAGGCAGAGTACATTTGGATTACATGCAACTGTATCGCAAGTTTAACTACGAAGAACGACACAGTTACAGACTGGACTACATTGGGGAAATGGAGTTAGGCGAGAAGAAAGTAGCCTACGAGGGATCGTTGGATCGTCTTTACAATCATGATTTCCAGAAGTTTTTAGAATATAACATCCAGGACGTTATGCTGATTGCTAACATGGATAAAAAACTTCAATTCATTGACTTAGCAAACACTATTGCACATGACAATACTGTATTGCTGTTTACCACAATGGGTGCTGTGGCAACCACAGAGCAGGCGATCATCAATGAAGCACATAGACGTAACATGGTTGTACCTGACAGAACCAGAGAGCAAGCAGAAAATACACAAGCCGCAGGTGCATATGTTGCGTTCCCCAAGAAAGGTTTTCATGAGTGGGTAGGGTCAATGGACATTAACAGTCTATATCCTAGTGTGTTTAGAGCACTGAACATGGCACCAGAAACTATTGTTGGTCAACTTCGACTGGATTACACAGATGAAGAGATCACTAACAAAATGAAATTAGAAAAATTATCCTTCGCTGATGCATGGTTAGGTAAGTTCGGTACTAACGAATATGAACTAGTAATGGCTAAAGACGTAAACAAAGTCATGAAACTAGACATGGAGGATGGCACAACTGTAGATGTTACAGGCGCTGATGTATACACATTGGTATTTGACAGTGGGCAACCTTGGAATATCAGTGCTAACGGTACTATCTTTAAAACAGACTTCCAAGGCATTGTGCCCGGCTTGCTTGAACGCTGGTATGCTGAACGTCAAGAACTACAAAAGAAGAAGAAAGAAGCAACTACAGACGCTGATAAGGCTTTCTGGGATAAAAGGCAGTTAGTTAAAAAGATTAACTTGAACTCGCTTTACGGAGCAATCCTAAACCCAGGATGTAGGTTCTTTGATAAACGTATCGGACAAAGTACTACATTGACTGGTAGACGTATTACTCGTCATATGGGTGCAAAAGTGAACGAAATGCTCACTGGAGTTTACGATCATACAGGCGAC